TAATATAAATTGTTCTAAAACACCAGATAAAAGAATCTGTGCCGCAAGACGCAGATGGAAATGCTAATGTTATGGATAAAGGATTAGGCGATACAATAGCAAGAGTTACAAAAGCAACAGGAATAAAAAAAGCAGTGGAAACCGTAGTTAAAGTTATTAATATAGATTGCGGTTGCCCAGGAAGACAGGATATGCTTAATAAAGCATTCCCATATAAACAAAAACCAAATAAATAATTAAATCAAATCAAAATGAAAAAAGTAGAAGAAACAGGAGTTGAAAAAGTAACAGCAGAAGAGTTAACAGCGTTAAACGAGAAGATCAATGCAATGAACAAATTGCAAATACAGATTGGTGGTTTAGAAGCACATAAGCACGATATGCTTACCGCTTTATCAACTTTAAATATTGAGATGCAAGGAATTCAAAAAGACCTTGAAGCTAAATACGGATCTGTTAATATTGACTTAGCTACAGGCGAAATTACTTATGTCTCAGATAATCAGGAAAATTAGTATAGGCAAAGACTATAAAAATGACGCCATGCACTACGCCTTAAATCAGGAAGTGTATGGCGGTCATACTATAGTTAATATAATAGAAGAGGAAGATAAGTACTCTATCTATATTGCTAAAGGGGATATTATCATGCCTTGGAAAGATTTTAACAAGAACATGTCAATATCGGTAGAATACGATCTATCTTACTAAATATGAGAAGTGTTTTTAGCTACTTGGTTTCTCCTAATGGCAAAAGAACAACAGGAGAGATAGATATTGACGGTAATAAATTACTTCTAAATAGTGAACTTCAAAATCACGAATATACGAATCGTATAGGTACTGTATTAAATATACCATTAGTAGGAGATACTGTTATAGAACCAGGAGATGACGTTATTGTACATCACAATGTTTTTAGAAGGTTCCGAGACATTAAAGGTAGAGAAAAAGACAGTAAAAATTTTATCGAAGAGGATTTGTATATTGTACAGCCTGATCAAGTTTACGCTTATAAGAGAAATGGTAAATGGAAAGCATTAGATGGTTTCTGTTTTATAAAGCCATTAAAATCAAAAAATATGTTTTCGCTTGATAAAGAAAGACCTTTGATTGGCATAGTCAAACACGGTAATGATTCTATTGAAAGCGGAACTCTAGTAGGATTCAAACCTGGAATGGAATATGAATTCATTATAGAAGGGCAGAGGTTATACCGAGTACCCACCAATTTAATTACAATTGAATATGAATATCAAGGAGACGAAGAGGAGTATAATCCAAGCTGGGCAGAAGGCAGTTGAAGAATTAATAAAAGTAGCACAAGAAAAGATTGTAGACTCAGGCGATGATATAAGCGCTGACAGACTTAAAAATGCTGCTGCTACAAAAAAGCTTGCCATATTTGATGCCTTTGAAATACTAAGCAGAATTGAAGAGGAAGAGCGTATATTAGAAGATAGACCTAAGGAAGACAAAGAAGAGAAAAAAGTAACTGGCTTTGCTGAAAAAAGATCTAAGTAATGTACGAGCAATCATTATACAAAGTTATAACACCCATACGAGAAAACACTATAATAAGACTTAACAAATCTAAAAAGTGGGATTATGGGTATAACAAAGAACATGATGTTGTAGTCATAAGTAAGACAGGTGAGATTGGTGAAATATACCAAATACAAGGTTTAAAGATAGCTTTGCCAAAAGCTCCAACTAAAATAGATACAACAACTAACAAATGGACGCCTGAGGACTATCCTAAGGAGTTAAAAGTTATAAAAGATATATTTGACTGGGATAAACAATCGGACTCGTTTAAAGACAAATGGGGACTTTATATAGATGAGCAGTTTAATAGAAGAGAAGCTGGCCACTGGTTTAATAACAACGGAATACCTACTTATATAACAGGATCTCATTATATGTACCTACAATGGTCCAAGATTGACGTTGGTCAACCTGACTTTAGGGAATCAAATAGATTATTCTTTATATTTTGGGAGGCCTGTAAAGCAGATACAAGATGCTACGGAATGGCATACCTTAAGAACAGACGTTCTGGTTTTTCATTTATGGCCTCTGGTGAAATTGTAAATTTAGCAACAATATCAAGTGACTCACGTTACGGTATATTGTCAAAATCAGGAGCTGATGCTAAAAAAATGTTTACAGATAAAGTAGTGCCAATATCGGTTAACTATCCTTTTTTCTTTAAACCAATTCAAGACGGTATGGACCGTCCAAAAACAGAATTAGCTTATCGTGTTCCCGCTTCTAAATTAACAAGAAAGAAATTAGAAGGAAATAACAAAGTAGATATACTTGAGGGATTAGATACAACTATTGACTGGAAGAATACTGGAGACAATAGTTATGACGGGGAAAAGCTAAAACTTTTAGTTCATGACGAAAGCGGTAAATGGGAAAGACCAAACAATATTTTAAATAACTGGCGCGTTACTAAGACGTGCGTACGACTAGGTAGTAGAATTGTTGGTAAGTGTATGATGGGTTCAACATCAAATGCTTTAGATAAAGGAGGAGATAATTTTAAAACTTTATATAACGATTCTAATGTAGAAAACAGAAATGCTAATGGTCAAACAAGATCTGGTTTGTATTCTTTGTTTATACCAATGGAATGGAATTATGAAGGTTTTATTGATGAATTTGGACATCCAGTATTTAATACACCGACAAAGCCAACGTTTGGACCAGGTGGAGATCAAATAGAAATAGGGGTTATAGAGCATTGGAATAATGAAGCTGATGGATTAAAAGGAAATCAAGATGCATTAAATGAATACTTTAGACAGTTCCCTAGAACAGAAGATCACGCATTTAGAGATGAGGCACAAAACAGTATATTTAATTTAGCAAAAATATACGAACAAATAGATTATAACGAAGATCTTAAAAATAGTGCTGTTATAACAAGAGGAAGTTTTCAATGGGAAAACGGCGTAAAAGACACAAGAGTATTATTCTCGCCAAATCCACAAGGAAGATTTTTAATAACCTGGACGCCTCCTGCACAATTACAAAATAGGCAGATAATTAAAAACGGTTTGAAATGTCCTGGTAATGAGCACATTGGAGCGTTTGGTTGTGATAGTTATGATATTTCAGGAACAACAGATAATAGAGGATCTAAAGGAGCATTGCACGGATTAACTAAATTTAGTCTTGAAGATGCGCCACCGAGCACATTCTTTTTAGAATATGTATCTAGGCCTCCAACAGCAGAAATATTTTTTGAAGATGTATTAATGGCTTGTGTATTTTATGGCATGCCAATATTAGCAGAAAATAATAAGCCAAGACTTTTATATTATTTTAAAAGAAGAGGTTATAGAGGCTACTCTATGAATAGACCTGATAAAGTTTGGAATAAACTTTCCGTGACTGAGAAAGAAATTGGAGGAGTGCCAAACTCTAGTGAAGATATGAAACAAGCGCATGCGGCAGCTATTGAGATGTACATCGATAGATATGTTGGCCTCAAAGAAGATGGTGATTACGGAACAATGTATTTTACCGATACTTTAAACGACTGGGCAAAGTTTGATATAAATAATAGAACAAAATATGATGCTGCTATTAGTTCTGGCTTAGCTATTATGGCTTGTAATAAAGAGTTATATAGACCTAATGCAATAGTACAAAAAGCACCAATAAACTTAAATATTGCAAAATATTCGCAGAGCGGATTAATATCAGAAATAATAAAAAGATAATATGGCTAAAGGAGTAGTAAATAGTTTTTTCCCGAGTCAGGTAGTAAGTGACCAAGAAAAAATGTCACCAGATTACGGACTTCAAGTTGGTAGGGCAATCACTAACGAGTGGTTTTCTGCTAACTCAGGAACTACTAGATATAGAAGTAACCAAAATACATTCCATGCTTTAAGATTATATGCACGAGGCGAACAGCCTACGCAGAAATATAAAGATGAGTTATCAATAAACGGGGATTTGTCTTACTTAAATTTAGACTGGAAGCCTGTGCCTATTTTATCTAAATTTATAGATATAGTAGTTAATGGTATTGCTGATAGAGCATTTGATTTAAAAGCATATTCACAAGATCCATACGGAGTAAGCAAAAGAACAAAATATTTAGAATCAGTTATTAGAGATTTACAAACGGCAGAATTAAATAATTTTGCTAAAGAAAACTTCGGTATTAACTTATTTGAAAACCCACCAGAAAGATTACCTGACTCTCAAGAAGAACTTGATTTGCACATGCAACTATCCTATAAACAGGGTATTGAAATTGCAGAAGAAATCGCGATTAACACTATATTTGATGGTAATAAATATGATCTTACAAAAAGAAGAGTATATTATGACATTGCGACTTTAGGTATTGGAGCAGTTAAAAATAGCTTTACAGAATCAGAAGGGGTTAAAGTAGAGTATGTAGATCCTGCTTATATGGTTTATTCTTACACAGAAGATCCATATTTCCAAGATATATATTATGTAGGAGAAGTTAAATTCGTTCCTTTAAACGAGATTAAAAAACAATTTCCACACTTAGATCAGGCTACAATGGAACAAATCCAACAGCAAGGATCACAGAATTATGGTGTATGGGATAACAACGTAAGTAACTATAACAATAATAGAGACTCAAACGTGGTTCAAGTATTGTACTTTAATTTTAAAACTTACATGAATGAAGTTTACAAAGTTAAAGAAACAGCTACTGGTGCATCCAAAATTATATTAAGAGATGATCAATTTGACCCACCTGTTGAAGCTTATGAAGCACAGTTCGGTAAAATGTCAAGATCACTTGAAGTATTATATGAAGGTGTATTGGTTTTAGGTACTGATATATTATTAAAATGGGAGCTAGCTAAAAATATGATGCGTCCTAAGAGTGATGAAACTAAAGTTAAAATGAACTATAGTATTACAGCTCCTAGAATGTACCAAGGTAGAATTGAGTCGCTAGTTAGTAAATGTACTGGCTTTGCAGATATGATTCAAATTACCCATTTAAAAATGCAACAAGTATTACAAAGAATGATCCCTGATGGGGTTTATTTGGATGCTGACGGTATTAATGAAGTTGATTTAGGTAATGGTACAAATTATAATCCACAAGAAGCATTAAATATGTTCTTTCAAACTGGATCGATAATTGGTAGATCATTTACACAGGATGGAGATATGAATCCTGGCAAAGTGCCTATTCAAGAAGTTCCTACAGGAAATGGTGGCGCAAAACTACAAACACTAATACAGACTTATAACTATTATCTGCAAATGATAAGAGACGTTACAGGTCTTAATGAAGCTAGAGACGGAAGTACGCCAGATTCTAGAGCATTAGTTGGTGTTCAAAAATTAGCAGCAGCAAATTCAAACACAGCAACAAGACATATATTAGATGCAGGTTTATTCTTAACAAGAGAAACAGCAGAGTGTTTATCACTTAGAATTTCTGATATATTAGAATTCCACCCAGCTAAAGAAGCTTTTATACAAAAGATTGGCGGATTTAATGTTGGAACATTAGAAGAACTTAATGATTTATATCTACATGATTTTGCTATTAATTTGGAATTAACACCAGATGAGGAGGAAAGAGCTATGTTAGAAAATAACATTCAGGTTGCATTG